TAGAGCTTCTGAGATCAGTCGTGATGAATTGAAGTTTAGTAAATTTGTTTCTAGACTTCGTTTACGTTTCTCTCATCTTTTTGATAAGATATTAGAGAAGCAGTTAGTTCTGAAAGGTGTCATGTCTACCGATGAGTGGATGGATATCAAAGAATTAGTTCGATACGACTTTATTGAAGATAATCACTTTAGTGAATTAAAAGATGCTGAAGTTCTTCGTGAAAGATTACAAACGTTAAATGAAGTAGAGAATTACACTGGTAAATACTTCTCTAAATCATGGATTCAACGTCATGTACTCAAGATGGACGAAGAAGAAATTAAAGCAATTGAGAGTGAAATAGCTGCAGAAGAGCAGTCAGGTGAACTGGATGTTGGTTCTCGTGATGAGAACGAGCAGTAATTATAAATAAAGGTATAATACAATGTCAGAATATAATGTACAAGACTTAATTAAAAATGCCATCGGTGAGAAGCCAGTAGCTGTTCAGGACGTATTTGACAATCTTATGGTTGCGAAAGTACGTGATGAGATTTCCGGTAAAAGAATGGAAGTCGCGAATGCATTTGTAGCAGATGATGAAGAGGTAGAACTCGAAGATATCACTGATGCAGAACTTGAAGATGCCGCTGAAGATGAAATTGATAATGAAGAACTAGATGATGAAAGTGATGTCGATTCTGATGATGAATCTGACGAAGAAGCAGAAGACGAGATCGACGAAACTGAAGAAGATTCAGAGGAAGAAGAAAATGGCGAAGACACTGAGACAGATTCTTGAGGTTGCTGAACCTAAAGCAGGTGATGAAAAGCGCTTCAAAGATAAACATGTAGTGCAGAAGACACGCAACCCTGCATATAAAGATGAAGCAGAAGAAGATGCGGTCTATCAAGCTACTAATGTAAAAAAAGATAAGACTAAAAAGTCCGGCGATCATACAGAAGGTGATGATGCGAAAATGTATGAAGCAAAAAAGCTTCAGTCATTTTACAACACTGAGCTTGATGAGGAAGAAAAGTTTATTCCAGAAGGTGTCGTTGATACTTTAAAAAAGATTCAAAAGACTCGTAAAGAGATGCAGATTAAGTTTAAAAACGGCCAGTCTATGGATGTAGACCCTAAGACAGCAGGGATGCTGATGGACGTTCATAAACAGCTTAACAGTGCAAATGCACGTAAGTTTCAGCAATCATTAGAAAGAGGCCAGGATCATTTTATGAAAATGGTTGACTTTGCAGGGAGTGTTGCATGATCTTAAATCTTAAAGGTGATGAAAGAAATGTAAGCACTGCTAACACAGTTAGTAATGCATCATGTGTACGAGTTTATATTGCTACTGGTACAAGAGTTATGACTGTAACTGACGCTGGTGCAACTCAATTAGGTAACACAACGCTAGGAGCAGGCCAGCATATTGTATCTAAGCATCCAACAGATTTGCTTACGTTCAATAGTGCTACTCCATGTACTCCTATCGCGTTTAATGTAAGTTAAGAGGCTATGATGAAACTCTTTTGCGAATTATCTGAAGAAGTACAGTTAGTAACTGAAGCTAGAGATGACGGATCTAAAGACTTCTTTATTGAAGGTATTTTTATGCAAGGCGATATTAAGAATCGCAACGGTAGAGTTTATCCTCAACAAGTGCTTGCAAAAGAAGTATCTCGCTACAATGAAGAAGTAATTAAAAAGAATAGAGCTTATGGCGAATTAGGTCATCCAGCTGGACCTTCAATCAATCTTGAGAGAGTATCTCATATGATTAAAGAGTTGAAGCAAGACGGTGCTAATTTTGTCGGTAAGGCTAAAATTATGGACACACCCTACGGTCAAATTGTCAAAAATTTGATGACTGAAGGTGCCACACTTGGTGTATCTTCAAGAGGTATGGGCTCACTTAAAGATGTAGGTGGTGCTCAACAAGTACAAAATGATTTCTACTTAGCTACAGCTGCTGACATAGTTGCTGATCCTTCTGCACCCGATGCTTTTGTTAAGGGTATTATGGAGGGTGTTGAATGGGTGTGTGTAGACGGCAACTGGCGAGCACAAGAAGTAGTAGAAAGAATCCAGGAAACTGGTAGACGTTCCGTGAAAGAACTTGAAGAACAGAAGCTTGCTCTGTTTGATAGATTCCTAAAAACGCTAGGTTGATTAAATTATAAATATTACTAGTAAATCTCGATAAAAGGAGCTAACGATGGCTGAAGAGAGAAAAGATCTAGAGGATCAAGTTATCGAGGACAACATCACTGAAGAAGAGCAGCTCGATGAGTTTAAGGCTTCTGGTGAAGATTCCTCTGTAGCCGATCCTGTAGCACCAAAAGGTGGTTCTGCTAAGGCGAACCGTAAAGCTGATAAGGATGGTGGTGATAAGGGCACTCAAGAAGTACCTGTTGCCTCAACACCTGGTCAGTCTAAATCACAACTTATGGCTAGTATGATGGTCAAGATGGGTGGCATGAATAAGGCCGCACTTCAGGCTATGTACAATGGAATGGCTAAGCAACCTAAAGCTGGTGTTGCACCTTCCATGCCAATGCCAAAGCTGAGTGTCAAAGAAGACCTCGGTGATCTGTTTGGTAGCGAAGAGTTATCTGAGCAGTTCATGGAGAAAGCTGAGACAATTTTTGAAGCAGCTGTTAATGCACGTCTTACAATTGAAGTTGAAAAACTTCAGGAGCAGTTTGACGATAAGTTAGCAGAAGCTACTAAAGAACTTGAAGAGCAAATGACTACTAAGGTCGACGAGTACCTGTCATATGCCGCAGAAGAGTGGATGAAAGAGAACGAAGTTGCTATCGAATCTGCTCTCAAGGTTGAGATTGCTGAAAACCTAATGAATGGTATGAAGCAAGTATTTGCCGAGAACTATATTGATGTACCAGAAGAGAAGCTTGATGTCTTTGAAGAGTTAGCTGCTAAAGTAGATGAACTCGAAGAGAAGCTTAACGAAGAAGTTAAGTCGAAAATGGAGCTTACTCGTGAAGTAGAAATTCATCAGCGCGCTGCTGTATTTGCAGAAGTAGCTGAAAGTCTTACCGACGTTCAGGCTGATAAGTTCGCTAAACTTTGTGAAGGTATCGAGGCTGATGATACAGAAGCGTATCAAAATAAACTCGAAATGATCAAAGAGAACTACTTCACAACAAAGGTAGTTACTGAAGAGGCGGAAGAAGAGCCTTTGGAAGATGCAACAGAAAACACTGTAGCTATTGATCCAGAGATGTCTCGTTACGCTCAAGCCATTTCAAGAACTGTTAAACGATAAATAATTGAACAAAGTACTTTAAGGGAGAGCTAAAATGTACTTATCTGAAAGCGTACAGCAGAAGTGGCAGCCAATTCTTGAGCATGCTGATCTTCCCGAGATCAAGGATTCTCACAAGCGCGCTGTTACTGCTCAACTGCTAGAAAATACAGAAGTATCCATCCGTGAAGGTGGTACTTGGAGCACTAAGGGTCTTCTTGCTGAAGCCCCAACAAACGCAACTGGTGCAGACATCGACAACTACGACCCAGTATTAATTTCACTGGTCCGTCGTTCTATGCCTAACCTAATTGCATACGACATCTGCGGCGTTCAGCCGATGTCCGGTCCTACTGGCCTTATCTTCGCAATGCGTTCGAAGTATACAAGCCAGGCTAACTCTGCTACAGAGGCATTCTATAACGAAGCTGATACAGCCTTCTCTACAGTTGCTGCTGGTGCTAACACTCTTGGTGACAAGAACGTTGGTACAACACCAGGTACAGCTAACAACGCAGAAGCTGGTCTTTACAACTTCGCAGATGCAATGCCAACTGCTCAAGCTGAAACACTTGGTGAAGCTGGTAACACAGCATTCCCAGAGATGGCTTTCTCAATCGAGAAGGTATCTGTTACAGCTGGTTCACGTGCTCTGAAAGCTGAGTACTCAATGGAACTGGCACAAGATCTTAAAGCTATCCATGGATTGGATGCTGAGACAGAATTAGCAAACATCCTGTCTTCTGAGATCCTTGCTGAAATCAACCGCGAAATCGTTCGTACAATCAACGTTACTGCTACTCAAGGTGCACAGTCTGATACGACTACAGCTGGTACTTTTGACCTTGACACCGATTCAAACGGTCGTTGGTCAGTTGAGAAGTTCAAAGGTCTGATGTTCCAGATCGAGCGTGAAGCTAATCAAATCGCAAAAGACACCCGTAGAGGGAAAGGCAACATGATGATCTGTTCATCTGACGTTGCTTCTGCCTTAAATATGGCTGGCGTATTAGATTACACACCTGCGTTGAACTCAAACAACTTGGAAGTAGATGATACAGGCAACACCTTTGCTGGTGTATTGAATGGTCGCATTCGTGTCTATATCGATCCATATACAACAGGCAACTATATGACAATTGGTTACAAAGGCTCTTCTGCTTTTGACGCCGGTCTGTTCTATTGCCCATACGTTCCATTACAAATGGTACGTGCTGTTGGTGAGGATACTTTCCAGCCAAAGATTGGTTTCAAAACACGTTATGGTGTTGTTGCTAATCCGTTTGCTCAAGGTGCTACAGCTGGTCTTGGCGCACTTGTTAAAGACTCAAACGTTTACTATCGTAGAGTTCTTGTTTCTAACATTATGTAATCATAATAAGAAACTAAAAATACGAAACTGGCCCCGCCTTGAAAGCGGGGCCTTTTTTGTGCCTAAATATTAGTAAGGAGTGAATAATGGCTGTACAACCTTCTACTAGACAATTTTTATCACCCGCTAGTTTTGACTTTAGCGTTAAGAAACTGCCTGAGACAAAGTTCTTTGTGCAGGGTATTAACATACCTGGTATCTCATTAGGTGAAACGCAAGGTCAAGATACTCCATTTCTTAAAATTCCTATTCCAGGTGACCATATTGTCTTTAATGAATTGACAGTAACATTTAGAGTAGATGAAGATCTCAATAACTATCTCGAAATTTATAACTGGTTAACAGGTATTGGTTTCCCAGAAGCATTTAATCAGTATGCAGTTGTATCAGCTAATGTACCTGGTAGTGGTGAAGGTATCTATTCTGATGGTACTCTAATGATATTAAATAGCGCAAAAAGACCTAATGTAGAAGTAACTTTCGAAGATATGTACCCTACTTCAATGACTGATCTTAACTTTACTACTACTATCAGTGATATTGATTACTTAGAAGCTTCTGTTACTTTTAGATACAAATACTATAAAATCAGAAAACTTTAGTTGATTTTTACGCTAGTATTAGCTATAATAATACTATGTGTATATTTTAGTATGAGGTTATGATGCAATTAGATGCTATATTAGACGAATGGCATAAAGACTGTCAAATTGACAGAACAGAGTTAGGTGAAGCTGCACTTAACATTCCCCAATTACATTCTAAGTATTATAAGATGTTTTCTAGTGAAAGGCTAGCATTAAAAAGGCTAGAAGCTGAATATAAGTCTCTCGCAAAAGCTAAGTGGGAATATTATCAAGGTCATATGGACCTAGAAGACTTACGTGAGTGGGGATGGGAACCAAATCCTCTAAAGATTCTTAAACAGGATCTCGATAGATATATCGATTCTGATCCTGATATTATCCAACTAACAATGAAAATCAGTTATGCTAAGGAAAAAGTAGATTTCTTAGATAATGTGATTCGCAGTCTTAACACTCGTGGCTATAATATCAGAGCTGCAATTGATTGGGAAAAATTTAAGATGGGAGCCATCTAGTGGAAACTCTTTCCATTATACCATACAATGAAGTCTTCATAAGAATTAATTGTGAAGCTGGAACAGCATATGAGATGTCAGAGTACTTCACATTTACAGTACCTGGTGCTAAGTTTATGCCTGCTGTTCGTAATAAAGTATGGGATGGAAAGATTAGATTATTTAATGTAGCGACTAAGTTACTCTATAAAGGACTGATTCCATATGTTGAGCAGTTTGCAAAAGAGCGTGATTATAATGTAGATCTACATGAAGACTTAGAAGCTGCTACTGAATTTAGTTTATCAGAAGCAAAAGAGTTTTGTAAAGGTTTAGATGTAGATCCTTGGCCAAGAGATTACCAACTAGATGCTTTCGTGCATGGAATACGTCATAGTCGGGGTCTCCTGTTGTCTCCTACAGCTTCTGGTAAATCACTTATCATATATCTATTGACTCAGTACCTATTGGAGACGAAGGTTCTAATCATTGTTCCGACAGTGTCTCTAGTGTATCAAATGAAAACTGACTTCTTAGATTATGCTAAGAAAGGTGCTTTAGATGAATCATTTATTAGAGTTATTTCTGGCACTGAATCTAAAGATTGGATGTTAGGTCATGATGAATTAATAACTATTACTACTTGGCAATCAATTCATAAATTACCAAAAAAATGGTTTCAACAATTCGGTACTGTCATAGGAGATGAAGCGCATCTATTCAAAGCTAAATCTCTATCATCTATTATGACTAAATTAGAAGACTGTAAGTATAGATATGGCTTTACAGGAACTCTAGATGGTACTCAAACTCATAAGTTAGTATTAGAAGGTTTGTTTGGTGCAGTAGAAAAAGTAACTACTACATCTACTCTTATCGAGCAAAAGCATCTTGCAGAGTTTAAGATCAAAGCAACAGTACTTAAATATCCAGATCATATTAAGCAACAGTGTAAGCAGTTAACATACCAGCAAGAGATAGACTTCTTAATTAATAATGCACAGCGTAACAGATTTATTAGAAATCTCGCTATATCATTAAACGGTAATACTCTATTATTATTTCAAATGCTAGATCATGGTAAAGAGTTAAAACAACTTATTGATAGTCAAATCGAGCGTACAATAGA